AGTAACTTGGCTATAAAATTATCATCGTCTAACCTCATTATGTCGTTATTGAACGCCTTGGCTGCCTTTGTAGGATTTTTAAACCTACGGACAATAGCCTGTGACCACGCCGTAGCTAACCGTTTATCAAAAGCTTTGTCAGGATCAAGGTGAGATATGCCATCACGAATGCCCCTGTACAGCATATGCTCAATACCCTTCCACCCAACATTAGGGTCTCTTGCTAACTCATAGAAGTTGTGTGACTCCCACTTTCTTGACAGCGTATGTTCCCTATAACCAGCATCTTGGAATCTCTCAACCCCTTCTGCCTTTGCTTCAAAGAACATCTTATTCCTGATGTTAGAGTAACTATATGCAGCTTCATTAACAGCCTGTTCAGCCGGTGACAAGTCTTTACGTGCTTTAAGAGACTCCTCTGGGGTATACCGTCTGTTGTCAAGCTCTCGCATTACTGCCAAGTTAAACTCCCGTTCCTTCACGGAGGTGTCAAACCTGTCTAATGGGTTGGTCTTGTTGGCATCTAAGTACTTCTTGTGTGCCTTTTGTACGTCTTCCGTCCACTCACTTGCAAAGCGTCTACTAACTAAGTCTACCTCATTGGCAGCAGTAAGCCCACGACTATAACTACCTTTAAAACCGCTTGCGTTCTCTGCAAGCATGTACGTAAGCTTTGTGACCACTGGGTTTTTACTATTAAGCCCTTTGCCACCAATAGTCTTAGCCCACGTTGATACATACGGTTTTATCTTATAATGTTGGTCTATAGCCCTATTAAGGAACTCAAGCTCATCATCCATATAACCCTCAGAGTGACTAATCGAGTCCCTGACCTTGTTGCCCACATCGTCATACGTAGGCTTTGCTGTGTCTGCTATTTGCTTCTCAAGCTCCTGCATCCTCTTGGCTGCGTTTATCCTTGCCTGACCGAGCTTTGCCTGATCTGCCATATTAAACTCTTTAGGTGCTTGCTTCCGCATCTTTGCTACAATCACTTTCTGAGAGGCATAATCAGAGAGCATCTTATTATATTCGTATACGTCCTTGGCATAAGCTTCCTGTATATGCTTATCCATATCACCTTTGGGCTTCTGTAGCTTACCAGTATCCACCAATGTATATCGTAAGGTGTCTTGGGCGTGTTCAGCCATCTTCTCTGTGTAGGCATCATCCAAACCCTTTGCCAGATCACTAGTTACCTTTGTAGCCCCTACGCCTACACGCACAACACCTTGTAATGCAGCAGCACCTATAGTAGCCACGACTACATTACTTAGATCTTTATGCGGTTGCATAGTTACAGCTAATGCTTCATCAACACCGGCGGAGATTGCTGCTGTTGTTATATGGTTCATTGCGGATATAGCTACTTTAGATGTCTTTGCTGTTAAGCCAAACCCACCAGATAGGTACGTTGTAGGGTCGCCCACCATACTGGCTACTCCGGCAACAAGGCTACCTCGAACAAACCCCTTAGCATGTACTACATCTTCATATTTCTTAGCGTCTGCAAACTCCCGTAATCTATACGTTAACTGCTCAGTAGACGTAGATTCCAGTAAGTCTTTCTGAACCCTCTCAGGGAACTGCGTAAGATACTCCGGTGTTAGTATTTCTGTTGCATCGAAGGAGGGATCAAAATCTTGAACCTGTACTTGTTCTTTTATTTCCTTGTACATCCCACCAATGGCAGTGTCATTAAGAATAGCACTACCCATCATACTAAGTGTGCTTGTACCCTCATCTAATGCCTGTTGCTTTTCTTGCTTTAGTTGCTCCTTTTCTTGTTGTGTGGCTAAGAATGCCTGCCTGTCTGCCTTTCGTACTTCCATTGGCAGAAGTTGGGAGTTCTGGGCTGGTTCTTTGGGTACTTCCTTTGGTAGGATATTCTGTATGTCTTTTACTACCCCTGCCATATGTCCTCCTATTTATACGTCTGGGATGCTGACTTGACACGACCGAGTGTATTTGGTGCAGCCTGCTTAACGTATGTTTCCCTTGTTGATTTAATTTTGAGTGCAAACTCCTTACTGTGGTTATTAATAAAGCTAATAGCTCCTGTGGTCAGGGGAGTCTTTGTATAAGTTGGTATGCTATTATACCCCATATCTTTGAGAACTCCCCATGTAGACCGGGCTGCTCCACCAACCCCACTATGTACAGAGAAGTCCAGCATATACCCGGATAGGAATGTGTCATCCAGCTTATGTAGGTTATTCTTTTTGTAGTAGTCATTATAGTAATAGTCCGCTACCACCTTTCGCACAGATCCGTCTGTTGCCAAACGTTTATATGCCCCGTTTAGCTCTTCACGAGTTTTATACAACCCAGAGTCGTTGAGTGGGTCTATGATGTCCCATATCTCGCTTTTGGGGTTGTTAAACCTGTTTATACCCATAAAAGACTCTCTATACCGCTGATACGATGTATCATCAAGTTTTGAGTCTTTTGCCAGCATCCTGTTGTACGTCCGCTTGAAGCCCTCCGAGGGACTTGCTTTAAGCTCTGCTAATGTATCAGCCCACTCATACCCCATAGCCCCCTCAAAACCGCTGAGGTGTTCAAACTGCTGTCTGAATGCTGTGTATTGCTCTACTTCTGCTTCTGGTATATCACCATTCTTCATTACTACTTTTTGTGCTCCTGTAATGACAGTCTGCTCAGTAACGGCAGTAGGTATCTTCATAGCAACCATCGGACTTTGTATAAGCAAAGTAGATAAGTTCTCTATTTCTGACGCTACTCGTGCCTTAGCTGTTGTGTCTGTACCTACTGCATCCTCAAACGCAGGTTGTAGCATATCGTTCCATTCACCATCAGGGAGACACCTTAGAGCCTTCCGCAACGCCGTGTCAGAATAAGTTAGATCATACGCTTTACCAATGTCCGCAATCACCTGCCAAGCTACTTCCCTTTGCTTGTCCAGCTCCTTTAATTTGTCTGTTGATACGGTGTCTAATGCTCCTGCAAAGCCTTTGTCATACACTTGATACGCCATTGTTACTGGATTGCCTAAAGCCAACGCCGAACCTGCTATGCTTAACGACTCCCATAGTGTCTTGTCAAACGAATCGTTAATTATTTCATACGCACCAACGTATATGTCCTTGTATTCATTTGGTAGGCTGTAATATACCTTCCGCATTTCTGGGCTGTTATCCCATATGAACTTATTACGCTTAGACTCCTTTGCTCGTTTCGCTTCTAACAGCACCTCTTGTGCTTTAGTTATCTGCGTTTGCCTGTTTAGTGTTTGTATCTTCTGCTGATCTTTATTGTACGATGCACCCAACTCTTTTGCTTTATATACTAATTGCTGACCGTCTAAGGTTGATACAGTCATATATGTAACACCCTCAGATTCATAGAAATCAGTAAGCAAGTCTTGTGCGTCTGAATCCCCTGCTAACGCCAGTACATCCTCCTGCTCCATGAGCCAATCTTTGACAAGGGGGAGTACCTCTCTATCTACACCAAGAGTTTGTTCTAATGGCACGCTGAGAGTTCTGTATACATTGTCAAATGTACTTATGCCATCAAGCACTAACGCTCCTGCCTGTTGTGCTAATATTGATGGGTCTGCCGTTGGTTGCGTTAGGGATAGAGTGTACACATTTTGCTTTATCTCCTCCGCAAGGTCTTCCGGTATGGTCTTTTCTGTACCAAACCACATGAACGTGCCTTGTTTACTGTACGTATCAAGGAATGATTGTACATGCTTATCAATCTCTTTAGAGTCAAGCACGTCCTTCGGGAGGGAGCCATCTTTGCTTTTCTGTAGGTACAGTCTTGCTGTATGTAAGGCAGTCCCAAACAGCCCTGATGCGTCTGTCTTGGTATTGACTGTTCTTGTTTGTTTGAACACATCCACACCAGCACGCAAAGCCCCGTCCTCGGCTACAGACAGCCCGTAAGTTGCGGTTGTACCGTTGTCTATAGCATCGGAATATACAGACAATGCACTTACAAGCTCGTCACTGGGGAGGGTAGGTTCATCACTAAGTCCAGCCCGTAAAGCTCTCTGTACATCAGTAATAAAGTTTTTACTACGTCCACCAGATGTACCCACGAGCGTTGAGTATGCAAGCATAGCTTCGCTTGGGCTTCTGTCCAGCATAAACTCATCGTATATGCTATCGTGGGCTTTGTTTATTTCACTATCGTCCCCGTAGGGTCTTTCCCCCGCCTTAATTATATTCATATACTGATTTACATTAGCATTCTTGAAGCTGTTACCCCTTGACCGGTTCTCTAATGCAATCAACTGTTTGTCCGTGTACTCATTCTGGAGTTTAGTGTCTGCATAATATGCTTCCGTATGCTGTTTAGTGTATAACCCAGCATCTGCCAATCCCTCCATTGTGCGTATCTTATCTGTTATGTACTTTCTATTAATTTCGTGTTGCTTAGTTGTATATGCAGTCTGGGCGGATAGGTACTTAGTAGCATAGTCTGGATCAACACCTAACGTATCTTTTGCATAATCAAGACCGACTTTACTACCCATTCTCGCCGATTCATCTACAGCTTCCATCATTATTGCGTCTTGGTCGTGCTTGTTAAAAGTGTTCCAAACACTGTAGGACTCCAAGTTACCAGCAAAGTCTCCGCCGGAGGTCATCATCGATACAAGCGAGGTTGTTGTTTCCTCTACGGTTTTCTTTCTCACATAATCTTTGTGTGCCTTAGCCTGAGTAGCCACAAGTTTTGGCATATACTCAGCCCATAGGCTACCATAATCATCTGTTAACACCTGCCCGAACTCGCTCTTCCGTAGACCATCTGTTGTCTGCTTGTATGTGTCCTCAAGAATTTCATCAAACTCAGCGGAGTTCTTAGTTGTGTACTTATCTAAATTAGCACTAAAGGCATTGAGTTTGCCTATATGTTCATTATATGCAATAGTCCTCGCATAAGTGCTGTCATTCTCAACTTCCTGCTCATTAACTTGTCCTGCATAATAATCAGCGTTAGCGTCTGCCTGTTGCTTCTTCTTATAATTCCTCTCCAGTACGCCGGTATATCCGGCTACCTTCTGCCCCAACTTATCCATAGCGGATAATGTGCGGGAGATATCAGGACTTGCTGATGCCCCAGTTGGGAGAGGACTTGCAGACAATGCTGGTGCTTGCCTTTCAATCATAATATTCTCCTTACTCGTCTTTTGTTGCTTTGTAATTAAGGGCATCAACAGCCACACCGCCAAGCTGTAGAACAGCAGCACTATAATCAACCGCATGTATATTGGATGTATTGATTCCGTAGATACTGTCTTGGAGTGACTGGTTTGTCTGCTCAAGATTCTGTCGTAGGTTAGATATCGCATTTTCTTGTCCTTTGGTTACATCTGCGAGTGCTAAACCTGTTTTCCGTTGTATAGTAAGCTCTGTTTCTTCCTGCCCCTCTGAGCTTACGCCAAGCTGGGCTGCTCGTACCTTGGCTGTACCAGATGCAGTTAGACTCTGTTTGGCTATCTCCCATTTACTCTTTACGGTTGCTTCTTTGATTATGTTTATACTCGTGTCGAGTGTGTCCTCATTCCTTACCATTGTTGTGTGTATATTAGCCAATTGTGTGTTTAATTGCCTTAATTGTGCTTTGTTTTGCTCCCTCTGCATGTACAGGCTGCCTATAGTAGACACTATGCCAGTGCCTATATTTACACCAGCCCCCATAGCAGCATAGTCTGTAGCCATATATCCTCCTATGCCTTAACACGCTTACCATATCTGGCGGTGTGTGTTAGGCTTGTTATTGCTACCGGGTAATGATCGTGTGACTTTAGTTGTATACTTATACCGCTGTTGTCTCCCCTAAGACCAAACTTCTGTACGCCTGTGTGTGTTACAAACTCATCCCACACGCCACCATACCCGAGTATGTCTTGTTCAAATATCTTTGTGGTCGTGTTCCCATGCCTGTCTGTCACGTCTACCTCAAATGCCCCCGTGTCCTTGTAGTGTACGAACATACGTTTAAGCTCTGTTCTGTTTGTAGTGCGGACTGTACCGTTGGTCTGTCTTACAAATAGCTTTCCGGGATCTACTACACTATCATATGGTTCTCCTATGATTATGGAATCCCCTGATTCTACAAATTGCTGATCGTCTGTGTGTATAGAACAACCACCATTACTGAGGGGAGTAATACGCAGAAGCATCCCGGAATTGTTTCCAGTCTTTTTTATACCTACCATTTTGGTGTAGTCAATACCAACGTCTTTATGGTGGTACATGCCGGAGGGGCTTGTAACGTTAAACTGCGTGTAATGATCAAGATTTATAGGGTATCCGTTGTCTAAGGTATATGCACTACTAAAACTAACTTCTAATACAATAGTCTGACTTTCTGCGGAGGGCAACCCAGCCCCGTCAAGGTACTGAACCTGCTTATCCACAACTATGAATATACTGTCGTTGCTTATCCACATATACCTACAGTGCATCCCTGTCATGAACTGCCTACTCCATGCTTTCTGTAAAGTAGTTCCACGACTATCTATGTACGTCTGATACAGGTACAGAACATCCGACTCTGTTGCTGAGTCATACCCAAGCACAATTATTTTATCCTGTTGGTGGTTGACCACTACTTGCTGAATGTTTGGTAGTATAAAGCCCTGTATATGTGCTGTTATGTCGCTAACTAATGGTGGTGCGTTATCCCGTAGAGTAAATGCGTTTATAGTTGTAGAGCTACCAACAATGCTCGGTAGTAATATTTGCTGACCTACAGTAACAGGAGATACCACCGATGTACTTGGGTACTGTGATATAGGAACTAATGGACTGTCCTGTGTAAAAGGTGTACTACCACTAATCATATACTGTATATCGTTACTCGTGACCATAAGATCTTCGCCGAGATATGCAAGGTGCTGTAAACTACTCATACTATTGCCGGCTTGTGTACCAGCGGTGCTTATCCTGACTGGGTTTGATGGGTTATCTGTTGCCACTGACTCTTTGTAAAAGTCAAAGTACTCACCAGATCTGGATGCACTCACGGTGTTTCCAGCTAGGAGTACCAACCTATCCTGATATGACCCCAAAGCTGTTATAGGTTTATCATAGAATAATGGATCTTTATTTGTATAGTCGTCTCCTGCGTTCCTTACGCCCCAGTCTGGTTGCTTTACACGAAACTTCCAGAGACTTTCCTCGAATATTTGTAAGGGCATAGTCTGCGGATGTGGTTTGTACCACTCCCCGTACTTACAGGTTTCTTCCCAACCGTCTGTGTGGTCTTGTATAGAATAATAGAACACATCCTCTGCTGAACCAACGCCAGTAGTCCCAACATAATTAGTGTACGCAGACAGCGTACTTGGTAAGCTATCTGTAAATGAATACGCCGGCTTTACGAAAACATCATCATCCTGTGATCCACTGTTATTTATTGTTATAATAGTCCGCATATCCCCATAAGTAGTGGAGGTCTGTGCACCAACGTCCACAACTCCTGCCGGCAGATCTTCTATGTTTGTGACAGATTTTTGTATAATCACGGCATCCGATCCACCACTGTCGTCATCAATACTTAGTGTTTCACCGGCAAGACACCAGTATGCTATTGTATTCTCCCCCATAAGTATGATCTTATCATTGAGTGTACCAATAACACTGTCAGGTGCACCCATAGATGACATTATGGAGTGCGTTAGGTTTCTAACACTCGGTGTGTTCTCAAGACGTACTTCCCCCGATGCTAAGGTTTCTGCTGTCGGGAAGGTTACTTCTGCAAGACTTGCTATTACACCAGTGCTGAGGTGCTTATGTACCTTGTACCTACGCCCGTAAGTAACCTTTTTTACGTAGACGTACTCCCAATGATCTGTCTGTGTTACCGGAGAATTGAGTGTCTTCTGGGTAGTCTTTGCTGTATTAAGTAGAAACGTACTATCCGCCATTGTGTGAAATTTAGTATCATCTTCGATGTTACTTGATAAGTACCCTGCAACAGTAGATCCATCTGCAAATGACGGGTCAACCCAGTCGTATGTAGTTGTTGAGCCTGTATCTGTCGTGTATACTGCAACAGGAACACCCGCTCTGTTTAAAATCTTTATCTTCCCGTCTGTCCTAACACACACGGTGTATTCAGAGTCACCACGTACATAATGATGGTACTTCGCAATCCCCAACCCATCGGGATCTATCTTAAACTTATGTTTTGCTCCAGGTCTTCGGATAAGCCCTTTGGTTAAACTCGCTACGAAGTTGTCCTGTTGCTCTACCTGCCCTAACGCCCTAATTTCTGGTGACTGCGTACTTACCCCTTGCAGAAGGTTCGGTATCTTTGATACAATATTACCAGCCATACTACCTCCTTACCTACGTTGTCTTGTAAGCTTACCCATCCATGTACTTACTGTAGGGTTTGTGTTTAATAGATTAGGGTTCTTGAACTTTAGATCCTCATCCTGTACCGTAGCTAAGGCATCTGAAACGTTACGCCCCAAGAACTGAACCTGTGTAGGGTCACCATCCTCCTGTAAGAAGAACTGCAAGCAAGCAAGGCTCGATAAGTAGCTCAACATACTGTCTGGGAGATCATCATAACCTATTAACAGATATACAGGAAGGTCTAATGTTTCCCCATCTAAGTCTATTGTAAAGGTGTTGTTTGGTATGTCATACAACCTATCCCCACGCTGTGTATAAGTAGTTGATCGTATATACAGAGTATTGGCAGGTATCTCTACCTGTAGTGTCCCTGTAACCGGGTCTGTACTGTTAGTCAATGGGACTGTCTGCATATTAAACCACCAGCCCTTGTTCTGGATGTTTATACTAATCCTATCCAGAAGCCTTGATGCCCTGTCTACGTCTATATCTCCGATGGTTAAGGAGTCAACAGGTGTGTCCCCAATGCAACTGAGCATATCATTTACTATTTGGAGCTTATTATAGCTCATGATTCCTCCTATTAATTTATAAGTTATTGATATTATTATATATAATTCTATAATAAACAAAAAAAACCACCCCCAACCGAAATACCTTTTTACGGTATGGGCTGGAGGTGGTATTAAGAGTTATATTAGTATGTTACGGTACTATACTTTGTCAATAGCACCGGTGTAGTCCTGTCTGTCAGGAGTACAGCCAAACGCTGTAAAGGCATCAATGAACCAAGATAGAACAGTATCATTCCACCAGATTTTAGACTGTAGAGGAATGGCTTCCGCAACAAGTAGACTGTCCCCAACAAAGTAGTTAGCCACTACCTTGGCTTCGGCTGCTGTAACCTGATAGGCTGTACCCATAACGTTAGCCACGGATCCGGGCGTAGTACCATCATCAACTGCCTGTGGTAGTCGGTTAGTTTTAAGGATAGTTAATCCACCTGACTTCATGAGGGCAGCTTCTGCATAAGATCCGTTCTCTACGGAGAAATCACGACTAATAAGCTTATCACTCTGTAATAGAGCGTAATACTGAGCTGGCGCAACTGCAATAACACCGTCATGAGTTTCAATTTCATTTTCATCTAATTCCTGAGCAAGTCTTAGGAACGCAATATCGAGTTTATCTGGGTCAAGCTCATCCCCTGCTGCTGACAGAGCAAAGTTAATACCAGCTACAATTTCAGAGATAGGTGAAGCACCGAGTCTTGCACCTTTGTTGGTCTGAACAAGCAGAGTCTTGTCTGTAAGTTTCTGAATAGCACGACCATAAGTTTCAGGTAGTCGAGACCTAACACCAAGGCGGTCTTTAACGTCAGACAGTACGTCTATGATTGTTCGGCACATTATCGGGGCATCAACGGTAACTTCGTTACGACCCATCGCTACCTGACCGGCAACCGGCTCGACACCTGCGGTTACCCTAACAATACCAGCATCCCCCATAGAGTTGTTGGATATCATGTGCGTACCCTGCATAGGTGTAAAGTTAAAGAATGGTTTGATGTGTGCTGACATTAGTGCTGCTTTATGCACCCTACCATTAAATTTCTCAATGTTCAGAGCGTCTACATCACCGGCGAGGTTGTCCTGCATCGGATTATTCAGTACTGCACTATAATCTAAACCCATAGTATATTTCCTTTGTTTTGTGTGTTAGTGTGTGTGTGTGTGTGTTTCGTTTGTTATTATATTTGATTATCTAATTTTATGGTGTCTCTAACACTACCCCTAATATTAGTGACTGAGGTGACTTAATGGTAAAGTTAAACATATATAGTACTTAGTAGTATACTATTAAGTATACTTAACACTATAGTTTAATACTGTCTATTTACTTCCTATCCATGCCACCCCAGCCAAGTCTAATCAGATTCGTAACAATAACACATACTTGAATGTGTCTAAGAAAACACTTTTGGGAAAAGTTAAATACAGGTACTTTTAAAATACTAACCTATTGATTATATTACAATTAAACGCCAGCAGAAATTCCCAAAACACGCTGACGGTCAATAGCGTCTGCATAAGCAGTTCCCTCGATGTATTTAGGGTCTGTACTGATGGCTATCCTGTATTGCTCTGCTGTAAGCATACCTGTAGTCCCACCAACGGGGAGCGTACCTGCATACACGGACGGCTCTGTTGGGGCTTTATTAAACTTACCAACGATGTCATTCATCATTGTCTGAACCTCGGTAGGTGTACCCGTCTTTAGCATAGCATTAACACCTTTTAGTTCGATGGCTGATAGGTTCTTGCTAATCCAAGCATCCAACTGAGCCTTGTTCTGCTCTGATCCACCAACAGACTTCATGACAATATCATTTACCTCTGTAGTCCTTGCAGTCTCCCTTTCCACAACCAACGCTTGCTGAACTACTGCTGTGATATCAGCCGGTTCTGGTACGGGGGCTGGTGGAGGGGTTGGTATAACCTCCGGTGCTGGAGGGGGCGTGGCAGGGGAAGGGGTAGCCTGTGGCTGAAATACCTGCATAGGAGGTGCTTCCTGTGGTGGGGCTACCGGTTGTGGTGTCTGGTACTGTATAGGTGTAGGCTCTCCTGCGTAAGGCTGTACATTTGCTGGAATAACTGCCTGATTAGGGTTAGGATTAACCACTGGTGGAATAATCTGTACTGGTTGCTGTTGCTGTTGTTGTACCGGCGGTGCTTGTGGCACTGGCTGTTGCATTGGTGGCTGTACAATAGGCTGTACAATAGGCTGTACTGCCTGTACCGGTTGCATAACAGCGTTAGGCTGTGCCTGTGTATTGATCGGCTGTGCATTTATAGGTGGTACATACGACCCGTCTGTTGGTAGTGTTGTGGCAATATTCATTTATATCTCCTTACATCTGTGGCTGTTGTGTAGCCTGTTGCTCATTAATGTTTCTTTGGGACTCTGCCTCTGCTGTCTGTGCTTGCTCCTGCTGGACTTCCTGCTCATCCTTGATGAACTTGTCAAGAGGAACTGATCGTCCTGCCGAGAAGAACTTAATAAAGCCGGGTAAGTCAAACGTCTGTAGAATTTCAGGTGGTAGTTGAGCAAGAATACCTAAATCTTGGATGACTGCTAAGGTGTTGTTAGCGGTAACTTCTCTGCCAAGGGCATCAATGCCCGTGGTGATGACGATATCAATCTCAGTACCGTCTACGTTCATATCTATCTCTTGCATTACTAACTTAGTAATAGCTAACTGTAAGTCAACTCCTAATGTAGTAAAGACACCACCATGTGCTTGGTCAAGTTCCTGTGCGAGTAACCTATTTTCTGTAGCTGTTGTACGCTCAGAATCCCGGACAGCTCCCGGAAGGTTTAGGAACACACGGCTTACAGTTCTGGAGGTCTTATCTATAAGGTACTTACTAAGCTCAAGATCTGATGTTTTGTCGACCTGTAAAGTCTTAACAAGATCAGCATTACCATAATGCCAAGAGCCTGACTCAGAGTTATTAACTTCTTCGATATCTATACCTGCTGATCTGTCAACAAACCGCTTAACGTCAGCTGCCAAGGCAGCTGCAGTTACGAACGTCTCAGTAGCTGCCCCAAGCG